CTCCGGTCTCGCTGGTACCCTAATACGCCCTCGGTGGCAGCCCGAGCCGCCTAATCTGCCGGATATGCCCGCGACGTGGGCCGCTGCTGGGATCACCGCGTATAGGCCCGAGGGATACCCGGTCGACGCGCACGACTCCGAGGGCGAGGGGCGCGACGACCTGGCGCAGCACGAGGAGTTCGACCTCCTGTGTTCGTTCTACGGCTCTGCTGCCGGCGCCGCGGCCGGACGCTGGCGCCACGGCATCTACGTCGCCCAGAACCGGGAGCTGCTCAGACACTTCGCCATCGGTCTGGTGATCGTCAGTGGTCCGACAGTCGTCCCGTCCCTCATCAGGGAGCGTTGGCTCTACAGAATGGACGTCACGGCGACGTTTCGCCGACAGGTCCGCCTGGTCTACCCAGTCCTCAACTTGCTCTCGGCGCCGGTGACCGTCGTGACAGATCCGCCCTACACCCGCTCGATCATAGCAGGATAAAGCCATGCCAATCGGTCTTCCCGTCTCACGCCTGATCTCGGTTGCGGTCAATCTTGCGCCGAACGCCGCGCCGACCGCGAACTTCGACTCGTTACTGATCGTGGGTGACAGCGACGTCATCAATGTTCAGGATCGTATTCGCTCGTACAACACGATCGCGTCGGTGGCAAGCGACTTCGGGACGACCGCGCCAGAGTATCTCGCGGCGCTGCTGTTCTTCAGCCAGGTTCCGCAGCCTGCCCAGCTCTATATCGGCCGCTGGGCGAAGACCGCCACGCACGGACTGCTCGTCTGCGGCGCGCTCTCGGCGACCCAGAAGCTGATGTCCTCGTGGACCTCGATCACGACCGGCTCGCTGCGGGTGACGATCGACGGCGGCTCGCCGATCAACCTCTCCGGCCTGAACTTCGCGAGCGCGACGAACCTCAACGGTGTGGCGTCGGTGATAAACGCGCCGCTGAGCGGCACAGCGACCGTGACCTACGACGGCACAGGGTTCGTCGTCCGGAGCAATTCGACCGGCGTGACCTCCACAGTCTCGGCCCTGAGCGCGACCGGCAGCGGCGCGGACATTTCGGTCCAGATGAACGGGACGATCGGGACCCTGTCGGAGATAGTCGCGGGTATCGCCCCGGAGACCGCGCTGGAGGCGGTAGTCGTGCTCGACGGGCTTCAGACCGGATGGTACGCGTTGACCTTCGCGGCAGGTACGGGCAACGCGGACATATCGGACGCCGACCACCTCGCCGTCGCCGCGTACGTGGAAGCCAGCGGTATCGGCTCCGGAAACCCGCACGTCTACGGCATTACCACGGCTGAGCCCGCGGCGATCACGACGAACGATACGTCGTCGATCGGCTACGAGATGCAGCAGCTGGGGTACAACCGTACCCTGGTCCAGTACAGCACGACCAGCCCGTATGCGATCTGCTCGTTCTTCGGTCGCGCGTTCACCGTCGACTTCAACGGGTCCAACACCACCATCACCATGATGTGGAAGCAGGAGCCCGGGGTCGTCGGCGAGCAGCTGTCGTCTACCCAGGCCGACGCGCTGAACGCGCGCAACTACAATTATTTCGGGAAGTTCAACAACAATACGTCGATCATCGTCAACGGCACGGTCGCGTCCGGGCAGTTTTTCGACACTATCTGGGGCGTCGACTGGTTCGCCAACCGCATCCAGACGGACCTGTTCAACCTGCTGTACACCACGTTCACGAAGATCCCGCAGACCGACTACGGGGTTCACCTGCTGACGACGCAGGTCGCGGCCTCGTGCGACGCGGCGGTAAACAACGCGCTGCTGGCACCGGGTACGTGGACCAACGCGGGGTTCGGTACGCTGAAGGAGAACGACTTCCTCCCGAAGGGGTACTATGTGTTCGCCCCGCTGGTGGCGACGCAGAACGTGGCCGACCGCGCCGCGCGGAAGGCCCCGCCGATCCAGGTTGCGGCGAAGCTGGCCGGCGCGATCCACACCGTGTCGGTCACGATAAATGTAGCCGCGTAGCGACTTTTGTTGCGCAACGCCCGGAGACTAAGGCTAAATATCGCGCTGCAAATCTCGGTCGTAAGAAGTCTCCAGAGTCAATAGAAAAACTTAAAGCAACTCTGAACCGTCCCGAAATCCGCGAGAAACTATCTGCCGGCCGGCGTGGTAAACCTGTGTCCGAGGAGCAAAAAGCCAAACAGCGTGCAGCAATGCTGTTGCAAGATAACTCACGACTTCATACACCAGAGGCTCAGGCAAAGGCTGCCAGGAACCGAAAAGGTCGTATCTGGATTACAGACGGTATTAACGGCGCTACGATTATGCCCGGCGAGCCGATCCCCGAGGGCTGGCGCAAGGGCCGAAATACCACTGGTCGCCCAGCCCACAACAAGGGCGTTCCGGCCTCCGAAGAACAGAAAGAGAAGAATCGCCGCGCCGCCTTGACACAGTTTCAAGACCCAGCGCAGTTGAAACGAAACCGTCAGCAAGCTGAAGAATACTGGGCTCAGTTTACATCAGAGCAGCGCTCCGAGATGATGCGCGCCAGGTTAGATCAGCCCGAAGTTCGTGCGAAAATGAGTTCGTCTGCGCAAAACCGTAGAGTAAAGGAGACCTAAATTGGCGAGCTACAGCTTCCTAGACGCCGCCGCGGCCATCACCGGCCCCGGCGGTGCGTTCTCGGTCGGCCCCGGCGCGGGCAACGCCGAGGAGGGCATCACGGTCACGATGACCGAGAACAAGAACACGATGACCATCGGCGCCGACGGTTCGGTCATGCACTCGCTCCACGCCGGCAAATCCGGCACGATTACCGTCCGCCTGCTGAAGACCAGCCCGACGAACAAGCGGCTGAGCGATATGTACGCGGTGCAGACCGTGAGCGCCGCGCTGCACGGCAAGAACACGATCGTGGTGAACGACCTCGCCCGCGGTGACGTCATCACCTGTAGTCAGGTCGCGTTTGAGAAGTTCTCGGACATCACCTTCGCCAAGGAAGGCGGCATGAACACCTGGACCTTCCAGGCCGGGGTGATCGACTTCGACCTCGCCTCCGGCGACGCCATCGCGGCGTAACCCGTGCGCGCCTGGTCGGCCGACGACGCGGACGTGATCAGCCGCCGGGTCCGCGAGCTGGACGAAGAACGGCTGGCGGTCTTCAACTGCGCCTGCGAGACCATCGTCGGGGAGCGCGGTGAGGTCGTTAAGGTCCTGTCGTCGTCTTGCCCAGTTCATCGGGACATGGGTGGTTGCTACTGAAGAGGAGAATTTGTGGCCGACGTAGAGATCAGCGGGATAAACTTCCGCATCGGTAAGCTCAATGCGTTCCAGCAGTTTCACATCGTCCGGCGGATTGCTCCACTCCTGAGCGGTCTGGGCGAGACCTTCGCCCGCGCGCCCGCGCCTCCAGCTGCCGAGGGCGAGGAAGCCCCGCCCGAGGCAGACGAGTCCAACCCCGAGCTGTGGTCCGCGCTCGGCCCGGTGGCCGACGCGCTCGCGAAGATGACCGACGCGGACACCGAGTACGTGCTCAAGCTCTGCCTGGGCGTCTGCCAGCGCCAGCAGGACGGTGGCCTGTGGTCGCGCGTCGTCGGCCCGAGCGGCCAGACGATGTTCGACGATATCGACCTCGGCGTGATGATGCAGCTGGTGTTTGCGGTGGTCCAGGAGAACCTATCCGGTTTTTTCTCCGCAGGCCGGGCCGCGGTGGGCGGTTCGGCGGGAGCGACGTTGCGTTCGATAGCGTGATGATGACGGAAGAGGAGGATATGCTGCTGCGCCCGGTGCTGGAGGGCATGTGTCGTTACGAGAGCCTACTCGACGGCACGCTCGGCCTCGTCGACGTCGAGATCATGAACGAGGCTCTGGACGTCCGCGGGGAGAACCAGCGACGCTACGACGCGGCGGTGCGCGCCAGTGGCTGATCCAAAGATACTAGCCTAAATGCCTGGCTTTATTATATAATCTTTGTATGGAACAGAACTGCTGTTACGTTTACGTTCTATTTCGTGAAAATGGTCACCCGTTCTATGTAGGTATGGGACGTGGAGATCGTTGGCTTACTCATGAAAAGAACGCTGCGCGTCGTCGGTCGCATAAGGATCATATTATTTGTAATATGCGAGATATTGGCTTTTCTGAAATTCCGAAGATTAAAATTGCAGAGGGATTAAGTCGTGTTGAGGCAGCATCTCTTGAAGTTTCATTAATTGCGGCTATCGGTCGTCTTCCTAATGGCCCACTTGTCAATTACACAGCCGGTGGCGAAGGAATTACGGACCCATCTCCGGAGACGCGGGCTAAGATAAGCGCTGGATTAGTCGGTAAAAAGAGAGGTCCCCAATCAGAAGAACTTATCGAGAAGCGACGTCAGGGACTTATTCTTGCTTATGAAGAAGAGCGTCGCCCAAGAAAAAGTTATATGGAAGGTAAACGTCATTCTGAAGAAGCTAAGAAACAGATAAGTGAAAGCAATTCGGGTCAGCGCCGATCAGAGAATACGTGTCGTAAAATGTCCGAATCTGCTCTACGGGCATATGCAGAAGGAAGAAAATCAAAACCTGTAGGTATGACGGGTAAGCGACATACTGAAGAGTTTAAGGAACAGAGACGAGCATATCGCCATACCGAGGAAGCTCGACGCAGGATGTCTGAAATACAAGGGGGTCGTGAACCAGCTTCAGAAGAGACTTGTCGTAAAATTTCGGAAGCTAAGAAGGGTAAACCGCAGTCAGAGGAAGCTCGACGCGTAAATTCAGAATCCCATAAGGGTAAACCTTGGTCAGAAGCACGACGATTGGCTCAACGAAAGAGTGCTGGGTGAAATGGCCAGCGATCCAAATGTAATCAAGCAATTTTTGGTCAGCCTGGGCTTCTCGATAGACCAGCAGTCCTGGGGTAAGTTCACCCAGGGTATCGAGACGGCGACCAAGAGCGTCGTACGATTGGCGGCGGAGGTCGTCGGGGCCGGCGCAGCTATGGCGTTGGGTCTCAAGCGTACTGCTGACGAACTTGAGCAGATTTACTACCTAAGCCAGAGGACGCGTGCTTCGGCGGCAAATATCGTCACATTCAGCTCGGCGGTTCGCGCGATCGGAATAAACGCCGAGGAGGCCAAGTCAGCGCTGGACTCGGTCGCGACGACCATGCTGCGGAACCCCGGCACGCGGGGCATCTGGGCCGGGTTCGGGATTAACCCGGACAGCGATCCGACCGAGATGATCATGCGCGCCGCCGAGCGGTTCCGCTCGATGCCGGTGTTCCAGGCGCTGAACTGGGCCGAACAGCTCGGCATTCCGGCCGCGATGATGCGTCAGATGATGCTCCCGGGCGCTGTCGAGACATTCCGGCGCGAGCAACAGGACCGCATTAATATGATGCGGAACGCCGGTCTCAACATGAAGACCCTGACCGAGTTTTCAGTCGAATATGAGCGCGCGTCCAGCCGGCTGGACTTCCAGCTGATGCTCCTCAAGTACACGATCATGCGCGACCTCGGCCCCGCATTCCTCTATTTACTGAACCTCGGCCGCGACGTCATGACGTGGTTCCTCAGGTTCAACGACGACCTGAAGGGCTGGCCAGCTACGATCCTGGCAGTTGTTGGTAGTATGACAGCGTTGGGATTGGCGCTTCGCGTTTTCGGAGCCGGACTTGCCGGCTTTGGTCTGGCTGCCACGGGACCACTTGGGTGGATTACCCTCCTTGTTGGTATAATTGGCGCCGAGATTTTGACGCTTACCAATAAGTGGGGAGCCTTCTTCAAGTTCATGGAGGAAGGCGTCCATAACATGTCTATTACGTGGGACGCTTTCAAGGAGCTAGTCCAATCCGGTGTAGATTACGTTCCGTGGAATAGTTTTTTCACGTTTATGGGCGAAGGTATCCACAACATGACTGAGACATGGGGTGCCTTTAAGGAGATGATCGACGCCATAGACAAAACACTTGAGCGAATAGGGCGTCCAGGAGATTGGATCGCGCGTCTTTTTCAGACGCCTCCCGGAAGGACGGGTCAGGGCCAGATCGTTCCACTGCCGCCCCCTATTGCACCACCAGATACCGTAGAGCCAGCTCCGGGTACCCCAGGTGCTCGCAAGATATCATTCGGGGGCGAGGTGGGGATAACGTCGGTTAACGACCGCGCGTCGATTGGTCTTCTCGCGTGGCTGATGGGAAGCCTCGAACCGGTCGTCCGGATTGCTGAGAGTCAGATCAATGATCTTTTAGGTCCTGACTATCACAGCTCCGCTGGTGCGGGCGAAACTTCCGCTGGTGCTGGCGCTCCTGGAGGCCCAGGTGGGGCTGGCCCCAGGGGGATGCCTGGGAGAAGGGGTCCAGGAGGCAGTACGCGCGGCGGAATCACCGGCGTGCCGAACGTAGGGGGTATGACGGAAGATGAGAGAAACTTCCTCGGACTGGTACAGAAGTACGAGTCTATGGGGGGCCAGAACGTGATGAACTACGTCGGTAGAGCGCAGCATCTCGATCCGACCGCTGCCCGGGGCTACACGGCACAGGGTTATTATCAGATCCTTAATAGCAACTGGCGCCGGTTGGCACCAAGACTCGGGATTCTGGCGCAGAACGCGATGGCCGCCACTCTGGAGGAGCAGACGAAAGTTGCTCTGGCGCTCGCCCGGGAGGGTAGAGGAAACTGGTTGAACTGGAACTCGAAGCTCGCTGCTGCGGTCGCCCGCGGAGAGAGGGTTAATACGAGCAACGTTCCAATCCCAAATGCAGCCCAGTCCGTTAGGGGGGCACTCTCTTCCGCTGCGAAGAATGTGCTCGACTATGGTTCAGCTTTTGCAAACAAGACACTTGGTGGAGCGGGGTTCGAGGGAAAGGGTTGGGTACCAGACGCTTCCGGCGCGTATAAGCCGCGCCCGCTCGGCGTTGAAGGAAACCGCGGCGAGCAGCGTACCGATGTCAGCGCCGACCACACGACCAACGTGACCGTCTATGGAGCGACCGACCCGAATGCGACGGCGAACGCGGTTGGCAAGATCACGAACCGCCAGGCCGCGAACCACATTCGCGCGCTGAAGACGGCACTGGCCTGATGAGCGACAACGTCGCGACCCTTCCGAGCGCCGATACGGCGTCGCAGCAAATAACGCGTTCGCCGAATGCACCGTACGACCAATACGGGCGCAAGATCAACCTGACGGTCTACAGCGACAAGACCGGCAACGGGCTCGACCTCAGTCAGATGCGGATTAAGTTCCAGGTCCGGAGGACGACGCTCGCGACTGCGAACGAGCTGACCGCGCGCGTATACAACCTGCGGCCAGATACGCAGAATAATGCGATTCGCGAGTTCAACCGCGTGACGCTGGCCGCCGGCTACAAGCTCGGGCGTTTTGGCACGCTGTTCGACGGAACGATCGTCCAATATAAGCGTGGCAAGGAGACGCCAGTCGACTCGTATCTGGAAATTGTTGCCGGAGACGGCGACAAGATGCTGAATTACGGTACGATTGCGAAGACGCTTGCTGCCGGCGCGACCATTGACGACCGAGGAAAAGCCATCGCCCAGGGTTTTGTCGACCAGGGCGGCGAGGTCGGGAAATTGGACTTCGGCAAGAGTGGGTCGCGTAAATCGATCCGCGGTGTCACGTTGTTTGGTATGTCGCGCGAGCTGATGCGGGACCTGTCCAACTCGGCGAAGTCGGACTGGTCAATCCAGGACGGGAAGGTCGTCGCGATCTCGCGCGAGGGCTACCTGGCCGGGGAGCAGGCCGTCCTCACTCCGAAGACGGGTCTCGTCGGAATGCCCGAGGTCACCGAGGCGGGGATCTCGATACGATGTCTCCTGAACAGCGCACTGCGACTCGGCGGCCTCGTAAAGATTGATACAGGGTTACTTTCTGGCGTACCGTATACGCCTGGGGGAGAAAACTCAATCTCAGGTCTATCTAGTGGCGGAACGAGTCCGACCCAAACGACTTCAACTTCAGGAGAT